TATCTTACTATGAGTTACGGGCTCTGCTTCATTTTTTAAGTCTGATGGCCTGTATATTGCATATGTAAGAGGAGATGTATTTAATAGCGCTGGAGAGACCTCTAATTGAGTATTGCTTGTTATGTTAGTTACTGTCAAGTTAGAGACATTAGCTGCGTTAATTATTACCGAGACAATATCTCCTACCGCAACTCCATCTGTTTGAAAAGTCCCAGATGAATCTATTAGCGCATTTGCTCCGCTTACTCCAGTAGTAGTTCCTGATGAAATAACTTTACTGTATATTAATATTTTATTTAAAAGATAATAATCTGAGCCAGTAGTGGCAGAGGTGGGTACAGTATATATATTAGTGCTGGCGTTAGCTAAAGTTCCTGTTACAGAAAACGTATCTATAACCTCTTCATATCCTTTTTTAATGTCAGCATATCCAGTTCCTGAAACCCTAGCATTTTCTTTATTAATTTGACTATTATATGAAATAAAATATTCGTCAAAAATATCTAATTGTGCTTGTTTAGCAAAAAGATTAAAATCAGCTGGAGATATATACCCGTAATTATTCTTATTCAGTATCGCTAAAACTGTATTTCTAACAGCATTTATCATCACTTACTTTTTGTACAAAGATAAGCAAAAAAAAAGAGGTCATTAAATTTGACCTCTCTTCAAAACCTACTAAAAGATAGTTTAAATAGTAGCTACAGCTACGCTTGTAAACACTAATCCTCCATCTTTGGATACTGGGGTAGTAACCTCAGTCCATTTAGATTGATTTGCAGTTACTATAGCAGCGTTAACATTTTCTCCAAAACCTGAAGTTAAGCTTGTTCCAGTAACAGTAAATTTGTGGCTTCCGCCTTTTAGAAAAATTGTTCCAGCAGTTGAACTTGTAGTTTCTGCATAAAGAATGTCATCAACAGCAAGATGAACATTTCCATCATTAGCTGTATCGAATGTAATATATTTTGCCATGTTAAAAAAATTATGGGTTAAACAAAGGACAAAGGTACTAATTATTTAGTAGTCATTTTCTAGTACTGCCTCTAGCATCTTTAAATGCTCCAATCCATCATCACTCTGGAGATATGACGAAACAATATAAAGAGGGTCTTCACCATAAGGAACCGTTAACATTTTTTTCTTGTTGTTTGTGGTATTAAACCACACCTCTTTTCTTTTGTTTCTAAAACTCAGTAACGATTTGTCAAAAAACAACTTCACTTTTGATTGAAGCTTTAGCATAGGGTCATTAACCATCTTCATAAATCCTGAAGGGTCTCTTTTAACGTATATCAAAATATCTCTACGAAGCTCTGCTGTAGTGACCCTTGAAGTATCAATACCTAATAAAACTCTTCCAATGTTTTCTACTTGAGATATTGTAAGCTTTCGGGCTTCAATAAGTGCATCAACCTCTATATTAAATTGATTTACCTCTTCAGCTGCATCTTTCTCTTCGTTTACTTCAATAAATTTTTTCCCATTTAAAGGGTGGTAGTGCAAAAACTCTTGTAAAACTGGGTTGTTTTTAGGTACTCTTAAAAATCCGTCTTCAAAAATAACGGGCTCCATAACAACGTTTCCGTCTTGTTCATCTTCAAAAGGTGACTTTTGATTACGAGCGTATCTAAGAGTTCTGTTTGTTCCTTGGGACTCATCAAAATATAAAAGTGGAAATCTTCTAGAGTGTCTAGTTGGCAGCATAAAAGATAAAGGTGCTGCGTTTCTGGTAAGCTTGTAGACTTTGTCTACGAATGTTTTATTTTTCATTATGTAAAATTAAATTAGATTTAAAAAAAAGGGAGGCTGTTACACCTCCCTAATGTAATACTACTCTTGGAATAAGAAGAAGTTGTTTGCACCTAAAGTACATACAGCTCTCTCAGACAAGAAGTTGACCTCCATAGCATCTAAGCTTGAAGTAGCAGCTCCGCCAGCAGAACCTGTAATCCAGGTTTTGTAACGTCTGTCTTCAGTTTCAGAAGCTCTGTAACGAACATGAAGGAATGGTCTCTTAGCGTTTTTACCAAGGATTTGGTCATAAACAGTAGTTGAGCCAGCAGGCACTAATAGTCCGTTTACACGGCCTGAGTTAGCTCCAGTTGGTAGACCACCTCTCATTGTTGGGTCGTTTAGATATTTCCAGTCAGACTTGTAAAAGTCATAACCTCTTCTAAATCCTGTAAATCCAAGGTTTAGAGCCATATCTTTATCGTTGTCAAATAGTCCATATGAAGTACCACCAGCTCCGTAAGAGTTTTGGGCGGCCAACATATCATCTATGTCAAAGCTAAAGTCTCTGTCAACAAAAATTACATTTTCCTCGATAGAACCTTGCTTGTCTAGTCTTGAAATGATAGCATCAAAATCAGCTAATGTGGTTGGATTTCCTCCACCCCATACATTTCCTCTATTTTCTACTACATAGAAAATACCTTCAGAGCCTTTATTACCCACATCTCCTGTAGTTGCAATCGCTCCTGAAGCTGCTTCAGCAGGTACTGCTTCAATCATTGCAGTTTCCAGATAGTCGTCAAAACGCAATCTAGTTTCATGCTCAGACTTTAAATACCATAGGTATCCAGTAGCTCCATTTTCTGTAGTAACTTCTACCCATCCAATCTGGGCCATATCCGAACCACTAACAGCATATTTATCTTTAATGATAATGGGAGAGTTAGAGAAGATAGTGTCATCAGCCTCTAAAGAACCTGACATTCCCACTGTTCCTTTCTTAAACTCAGAACCATAAATAAATACTGTCCTTGTAAGTCCAGCGCCACCAACTTGTCCGCCACCTTCGTAGTAAGCAACATCAAAAGTTCCGTTAGCAGTACTAACAGCGGTAACGATACCTTTGTTCATTCCTGAACCAGCGTTGTCAGAAATAACAACTGTTTGTCCTACTCTAATTGCAATGCTCCCAGTGCCTGGTACAAGAGTATCATTTACTGTAATAGTTGCAGTGTCAGCAGCTGCTGCTGCTCCTGATGCACAATTGGTGTATTTAGTGTGTAATCTTCCTTGCTCAGCCCATTTGATAAGGTCAGAGTTAGAAGGCATTTCGGCCCCTACCATTCTTAGAAATCCAGAAATAGTACGATTGCCGTATCTTTCAAATTCTTTTTCATAAGTATCAGGTAGATACTGATTCAAGAAATCAAAAGTAGTAATGTAATTTGAAGCCAAGGGGACTTGTTCCGCACTTGGTTGTAAAGCAAACCCTGGGGTTGCTTGAACTGCTCCAGCCATAATGTTAAATTTATTTTTTTGTTATACTTCTTATTTTTAGGCCTCTGCCCGAATCAGAGCTGACTGACCTTATTTTCATCCCCCCTTTACTAGTAGCCTCTGGAGCTCTACGCTCACTCATGTTTATGTTTTTAGTTTTGCGTAAAACATCTTCAGTGGCTTCTGATTTGCCTTGTTCGTAAAAGAACTTAGCAAATTTATCAGGGTTCATTGCAATTGCTAAAGCTCGGTGATATCCAGGGGCATCTTTTACAAAACCTTTTTCATCCAAATACTTTGTTATAAAGTTCATGGGTGTTTCTTGATTTTTTTTGATTGCCTCTCTATCTCCAGGTGAGAACGTTATTGTTTTATCGTCAAGCACGAAATCAAAACCTTTGAAATCATTTGAAAACACTTCGTTAGTCTTTTTCAAAAACCAACTGCGTTTAAGTTCGCTCTCCTTTTCTTGAGACTTAGCAGATTCTAAGTATTGCCTATATTCAATTAATTCTTCATTAGCTTGAGAATCAACAGCCGAACTTGACTCAAGGGGCTGCTTATACAATTCTTTTTGCTCGTTAAAGAATTTCTTTGCTTTAGCAATAGTTCTTTTCTTTGCAAGTTTTACTTTTTTAATAACCGATTCTTCATCTATTTCTTCATCATAAGAATAATCATCCATTAATGAATCAATATCTTCAGGGTCTAAACCCTCTCCCTCAGTTACTGTTAAGTATTCTCTTAGCAAAGAGTCAGGATTCATAGAGTTAAAGTCTTTTTGCAAACGCACATAGTCTTCAATTCCTCTTCCTGTTTCTTTTTTATACTTAAAGTAAGCGGCAACATCTTCGGGCAACTCGTCTGTAGTTTCCCGTTCAGTCATTAATTCATCAAAAGAATTAATTTGCTTACCGTATCTTTCTCCAATATATGTAAGAACTTGGTCTTCCGAAAGCTCAGGTGTTATCTCCTCAACTTCTTCTGTTTTTACTTCCTCTTTTTGTACTTCAGGAGTGTCGTTAACAACACTCTCTTCTGGTGTGTCTAAATCTAAAGCAGTCTGTGTTGACTCGGTTTTTTCTTCAGATACATCCTCATATTTTTGTTCGTGCTTTTCTAAAAGCTCTTGCTCAACTTCTTGAACAGATTTTTGTTCAGGCGTGTCTAACGCTCTTACTTTCAATTCCATTAGATATAATTTAGATTACAAAGTTATTAAAAATATAAATGCAGTTTTTTGCATTACCTGGGCTCAAATTCAGCTAAATCAAAGCCATCTAGACTATCTTCATTTGACTCAAACCTTTGAGGTGGAAGATTGTTTTTCCGCTGAGATATTAATTTTGATTGTTCTGAGTTTTGCTGACTTATTCTATCGCTTTTAGCTTGCTCTCTAGCCCCTTCTCTCAAAGCTAAAGATTGTTCACTAATATCTCTAAGTTGAAGATTATAGTTAAACTCTTGTTGCATCAATTGAGCTTTAAGCGCTGCTTCATTTTTATTCTTCTCGATTTCAAAAGCAACTTCAGCTTGTTTGACTTTCATTTTAGATTCGCCCTCAAGTTGTATTTTTTGAAGAGTTAACTGCGCAGCCATCTCTTGAGCTTTTAATTGCTGTTGCGCTGTCATGGCTTGTTTTTGCATAGCCATCTTTTCGTCTCGCTCTTGCTTAGCAATTCTTTTTACTTTTAAAAGTTGGTTGGCAAGCTTTAAGTTTTTAATCTCTCTTATGTCTATAGCATCTTCTAGATTAATATCTCCTTTTGATAAAGCCATCTGAATGTTTTGTTCAAGCATAGCTTTTTGTTCTTCGTCAGGAGACAGCTCAATAAACACCCCAAAGTCATAAATATACAAGTCAGATATTTCCCCTAGTATACTTACATTGTATTTGCCTATCTTGTTTATAAAGTCATCTTTAAAATCTGCATATTCTAATATATCTGCAATTCGATAAGTAAGAGCTTCAGCTAAGCTTCTATATATATATAAACTTCCGTCAAGAATATGTCTAGTTGCGGTATTAGAATTTAATGCTGCAAGTTTTTGAACGCCAACCAGTGCGTTAGGGTCAGGACTGCTTCCGTCTCTCGCTTCATTTAAGCCTGTTACAGAGCGTATCATTCCTAGATAGTGGTTATAGTTGCCTATAAGCATTTGTGTCTTAGAAGCGCCAGAATTGCTTGTAAGCTGCTGTATAGGAACTTTGCCTTGATTATACTCTCCTTCTTGAGTGTAGCTTCTGCCCACGACACTACCAGTTTGAAAATATAAACGCAAGGCATCTGATGGGTCATACGCAGCTCCTGTTCCAAGGTCTACCTCATTCAGTCCATCTGCGTCTATGTATACACCGTCAGGGACTGTTCTTGCAATTACCTGTTGCAGTTTTAAATGGGTTATTTGTATGAGGTCAGCAAAAGGTATCATCCTTCTTACTAAAGACTCAATAACTCCTTTATACATTCTAGGAGCTACAGCTACATAGTTTGGTAAAGCATGTTGAGACGAAGACTTAGGTCTAACCATATTCTTGGCTAACTCCCATTTTAAAAGAATATTGGTTCCCATAACCATTATTCCTTCATACCAAACATCAATTGTTTTTTCTATCTTTTCAAACTTACCTTCTTCCAGCATTTCATCTGGTGGATTAAAAGTGTCATCTTTTTCAATCATTTTAGAGCCGCCACCTTCAAGTATCCTTTTCTTATAAACCATCTTTTGAGTGGTCTTGTAATTAAAATACATCAAAGTACATGTGTCTCTATAAAAAACATCATTTTCATAAAACTGAGCTACATTATAATAATCATACCAGCTTTGTGAATATTTAGATATTTCATCTAAATCATCACGAGTTAAGCTTGGGTCTATTTTTAACAGTTCAGCAATAGGCAGTGTTTTTATTTCTCCCCAGTAAAAACAATCTTTAAAGTGTGGGTCTTCCGTGTAACTATAAACCACATTTGCTGGGTCTACATATGATATTTGTACACCAGCGCCTGGAAGAAACTCATGCTTAGCAACCGACATTCCAACAACAGTAGAGTCATAATCTAACTGCTTTCTAATATCATCATAATGATTCTCCGCAAACATTGTGTCTATAGCCTCTTCTTCTGCAATCTCTATAGCTGGCTTATAGTTTAAATTCATGTATAAACTCATCTCTTCATCTGAAGAGGGCAAGTCATCTGGATTCATAGTAAAAGTTTGAATCCCTGTTTCTTCTTGCATCATTGTCAAAACATCTTTGGCGGCCATTTGACCTTCTATCATGTCTTGATACTTGCTGCGCTTAGCTTGTGAAAGTGCGTCTTGAGCGTATGCTTTAACCTTGAACTCTCGGTCTTGCATGCCGTTGACTACAATGTCTACAAATTTAGGAAGGATAGGGACAGGAGTCCAGTCTAAGTTTAGATAAGATAGGTCTCCGTCTACCGCCAATTCGTTTTTGTATTTTGCTATGGATTGCTCTCCTCTAGCATAAAGACGAAGTCTGTGAAAATCTCGCCATTGATTATAATATCTACATTGATTCCCGTCTTTCTTAAACCACTCGTATTGTATTGCCTGGCCTATCTGAAGGCCAAACTCATCTGTTGCTTTTTCAGCGTCAGAAACAAACTGGCTAGGAAAATATGTAGATGATATGTTTATAGTAACATCTTTCATCTATGTAATTAATTCACTTATTGTTCCTTTATTTGTATACCTTGCAAAGTTAAGGTTTATTTTTGATTGTTTTTTCTCTGGGAGGTACATGTGCTTTTGGTTTGCCATGATTGCTAAGCCTGAACTAATAGATGCGTCAAACCGAGTTCTATTGTTAATATCAAACTTTGCCCAATCCTCTAAAGTTCTAGTAAACATCATACTCCCCATCTCATCACTATCTCTAAAGCTACCCTCAAAATCTAAGCCCACATATTTTTCTATATAGGATTCTATAGCAGCGGCATGAGACTGCTTTACGTCTTCAGAGCTATTAGGGATTCCTCCTAACTCTTTTTCGGTTTTTGATAGCTTAGAGTAATGTTTATCTGGTCTGTTCATGCAAAAGTTTCTATACCCTCTGTTTTTGAAATGATACAGCAGTCTAGGCTTGTTGTTTTCTATAAGTATTGGCATTCCATATAATACGCAGGCCATTAATACTTCTTCAAAAAATATCTCAGCGGTTTGAGGCCTGGCTATATACTCTAGAAAAAACTCATTTGATGGAGCTTCCTCCATGCTAAATTTTGTCAAACCATGAAGCGCTCCATTAGAACCTCCACCGCCTACAGTTCCAGATATATCATAGCTATCACATCCAAAAGCTCCCATATGTTCGTTGCCTGGATACTTATATCCGTTTCTTTCTAGAACTCTGTTTTGAACACCTTTTGCTGGAACCCAGCTTATTAAAAATCTACCACGAGTATCTGGTTTAAACACTACCTTGGTGTCTTTAATACCATTAAGCCATGACATATTACCCCTGGTTAGATGATGTTCTCTTATTAATGAATCATTAAAATCAATCTGCTGATATATTTTAGTTAAGTTAAATATAGAGGCTTTGCTCTCATCTCTAAAAGCGTGTGACTCTGTTCTTGGAAACTGCCTATAGTATTCATTAAGGGCATCTGCGTCAGACTTCAAAGATTCTACTTCTGCTTCCCAATAATCAATAGCACCATTTTCTATCCACTCGCCATCTACACCCTTTACTTTGTCTGCGCTCTTACGCAATACAGGGTGACCATATAAATCTATAAAGCCTTCCATGTTATATTCCATTGGAATAAACAACGAGTATAATCCACTTTTAGTTTGACCGTTGGCATTTCTTTTAGATATGTTTGAGTCTTCGTAAAGCTTTTTAAAATTTTTACCCCCCTTATCCAAAGAGTTGGAGGTTGAGCCCATTAAACATTTTCCTATTATCTTACTTCCCAACCTTAAACAAGTCTTAGTTACCCTCCAGTTGTTTAAGATGTTGTTTGGTTTAATCCATTTGCCACTTTCATCATGAACCAATAACAATAGCTTCTCACCATCATACGAGTTGTCATCTGTATTTTTCCAGTCAATGGTGGTATCGAGCCCAGATAATTCCTCGTTAACTGCCTCATACATATTCTTCTTGGTTATCTTGGATGCTGGAATCCTAAATGCTAGTTCGGTTTTAGGTTTATCCATACCATCTTGAATAGGCTTAAAAAAGAATGGAAGTCTGTTAGATATTGGCACAACCTTGTCTGTAAACATTTTTTTAGAATCCGAGCCCGTTTTTGAGAGTATTCCTACTCTAGCATCCTTAGCAAGAGTTCCTGTATTTACACACTCTGAAGAACCCATGAAAGAAAATCCAGAACGCCTTATTTTTAAATATATCATACCAAAGCTTCTTTTGTCCGCCCTGGAAGCCTCCCAAAAAATAAAAAATAGTCTATTAGCCTCTCTAAAATCTGGATATCCTACATCTATAGTAGACCACTGAAGATACATATAATGAGAACCAGTTATGTATGTAGGAACACCGTTGTTCATAAACCAATGCCCTTCTTCTCTTTTGTCAAACTCCGCCTCTATATAGTCAACCCATTTACTTTTAAAGCCAGCAGGCATTTCATTCCATTGAAATATAGAGTATACTTTAGAAAGCTCCTTGGGATATTCTTTTCGCTCCCAATATTGCTCAGCTTTAGATTTAGAGCGAGAGCTAATTTTTGCTGGCTGTTTAGGAATACCAACGCGAAGGCCTGATATTTCAATAACCTCTCCGACCTGACCAGTCTTGGAAATAACTATAAAGTCATACTTTTCATTATATCCATATTCCCAGCTTTTGGCTCTGTTCTTGTTAAGCCTTACTGCGTTTGGAATATATTTATCTAAAACTTTATACATTTATTTAGACCTTCTTTCTGCAAATCCTTGCTTTGTTTCTACCTTAGAGCCTCCTTGTTTTGAAAGCTGCAATGTTTCCTCTTCTCCGTCAATTCTGTTTAATATATCAAACGCATCAAATATAGCTAGTTTTTTTGTTGCCGCTGCATTCTTTAGCCTATCAGCCGCAAGCTCATCTTCAGGGTCAGGTTTTATAATATCCTCTTTAGCTACTTTAATAAGTTGCTCTACCGCCCTTCGGCCAGCGTGTATAATTTTCTTTTTTAAATCTTCAGATTCCAGCATTATATTTTCATTGTAATATGATGGTCAAACATTCGGTACAATTTCTCACCATCTACTTCGAACTCATACTCTGTGTCGGGCTGAAATGTAACCAAATCTCCTTGGTTAATCCCGTAAGATTTTAACCTGGTATTAATATACCTAATTTTTCCCATTAGTGGTTCTTCTGCAAAAGGCTTAAATATATATGACTCGCTTGCAGGGATAGGTTTTACAAAACAATACCTGTCATGACAATACCACTGATTATCTTTTTTGTACATAAAGTATTGAGTGTCGTCAATAAAGAAAAGGTCATCTTTAAAATAACTCTTTCCACTTTTTTGCCTACCCTTCATGTCATTGTAAAACTTAAACACATTGTGGTGTACTAAAAGAATATCTCCTGGAGATATGTCCCCAGTATAGTCTATAGGAGTAGAAACAACAATAGCCTCTCTATTGGAAGCCATGTGGTTTTCTTCAGATGTGCTGGTTAAAAAGTCAATTCCTCCTATTTCTTTAGAGTTATTGTATCTTTTACCCTTAGTGGGTTTTACTATAAAACAAAATGGAGACTTCACTATTAAAAATTAATATTATATTCAATTGAAATTGGCATTGTAGCATTAAACTCTTTCCAAAGGTATACCTCTTCTTCTTTTTCTATCCAAATAAGAATAGAGTTTTTTTCTTGGTTATATTTTATTAAGTGTATTTTATGGCTTCCGCCTAATATTTCTTGTCCTACAATATAGTGCATAGCTCCCGACTTGTAGTCTGGGCCTACTGATATTTTTCTAATATCCATTATTTCTTCATTATTTCTGTTTTCTGTTTACTTCCCATAGAGCTGCCAAAGTAGTATCCTATAACCTGGGTAAATGCAGCAACTACTGCTCCAAATCCCATATCAAATAAACGTTGAGACTCTTTTGGTATTTCCCAAATTCCTATTGCCCCAGCTATAACGGCCACAAAACTAAGAGTAATTCCCCAGCCTACAGTTTTAAACAGTATGTCATTTGAGCCAGAGGCCACCGCAGCCATCTCTCTTTGTCTTGCACTAGCCCTATCTGCAACCTCAGCTTCATAGGCTTCGAGTATCATTTCTTGTGCGCGAATCTTATCTTCTAAAGGAGCTTCAGCATTTTTTATAGAAGCTATAACTTGCTCAACAGACATCTCGCCTTGTATAAGATTTCCTAAAGTAGGGTTAATAAGTCCAACCGCACCTTTTAATAGTTTACCAACAGTTGTTTGTCCGAACTTTTTTTTTGGCTTTCTCATATTTGAATGTATGTAGTTCTACCATTCTTAGATACAGCCTTATATATATTACCTCTATTTGAATCAGGGCTGTCATAGCTAACATGAACCCACGCGGGGTTGGCATCATCCCCAAACTCCCATATCATCTTGTCAAAACTCAGGTTTTCTTTTATGTAGTTAAACATCTCAGCATTTGTTTTATGACCAAAAGTATCATCCAGGTCAATTGCTCGACCTTGACAGTGCTGGCTCCTAGAACTTCCACCAATAGCTTTGTTTAATTTTTCACTTCTGTAAAAAGATGTGATTTTTATTGGGCCACCCACCCACTCTCTTAGCGGCTCAAATAGTTGACGCGCAAGATTTTCCATGTTGGAAAGGTGATAGTCATCTGGTGTATTATCTATATTAAGTCGTAGAGCAGTATTTGACCTAATTCCTTCGTGGTAGGAAATATGTTTACTTATTCTTTCCATACATCAATATCCATTTATGAATAGTATATCCAATAGATACTGAAAGTAAAATAATTTTTAAAATAACATCAATGTTAGCCATAGAAACAGCCAATGCAACTGCGTTTAAAGAGTATAATTTCATATCTGCAAAGCTCATGCCTGTTTAGTTTTGACAATAGTATAAGTTATTTCAATATCCATTAAAGTCGAATTGTTTTGTGTGTATTCCATTTTATTTAAATGCCATATACAAATAGTTTCTTCCACTAAAATTAACCGCACCGCCTGCACCTTGTAATTCAAAACCATCAGACAAAAAATTCAATTCATACGCAGTTCCGTGGTCTGTATCTTGATTAGCTGTATCAGCTTCAAGCTGTAAATCAGCAGGGTTTGATGGATTTCTTTTATTATCATATATAAACCAATTACCACCTGCTACATCATATAATTTAATCATTACCCAACTTGGTGCAAAATCTAATGTAATTTTATTAGTAGAACTATTGCCGGAATATGTGCCTATCTTACTATATCCTGCAACTGAATGGAAGCAGTAGTTAATCATTTCGTTGCCATTCCATCCCCAATCAGTAAATGTAGTAGATGTTACTGC